CAAGCAAAATATACAACAGAGACTGATAGTAAAAACAAGAATGATAAAAGGGGAACTGCTTTCAACAAAGATAATAAAAAGACTAGTGGTAAAAGGTTGAAGGGAAGTGGTGGATTTTTCTTTTGGGAGACCAATAGAGGTTATAATTTCTTTGCAGTAGATAGTTTATGCGCTGATAAAGATAGTCCATTAAAATCTAAGAAATTAGAAACAACAGCATGGGGTCCATATGTAGAAAAAGTTGCTAATCAAAGTGATGGAGCAGATGATAGATATACAATCTTAACCTCACAATTCTCATCAGACGTTGATCTGATGACAGGATTGAGATCAGGTAGATATGGCACTAAAGTTGTCATGTTTAATGTGTCTACAGGTCAATATAGTGAATATGACTATCTCATGAGTGAGGCATGGGAAAATATGGCACATCTGGGTGGACAGGATGGATTGAGTTCTATACCTCTTTCACAGAAGAATTTGGAGGCATTTCCTAGTAGAGTTATGTCCATGGTAATTGATCATGAGACATGGTATAATGAACCTGGACCAGCATCACCAGAACCAGAAGATGGATCAAAAAAACCAAGTTCTTATGCTGATAGACAAAAATACTATGCTGCACAAGCAGAAGCAAGATTTAAGATGCTCTCTAATCAGAAAGCAGTAATCGTAATACCAGGAAATGCTGAAATTTGTGCAGGAGACAAAATAGACATTAGACTAGTAAGTAAGGTTCCTTCTACAGAACAGAAGACTGAACCAATTGACACAGAAAGTAGTGGAGAGTATTTGATTGCCGAAGTATCTCATAGTTACAACGAACAAGCAGGTACAAATGGAAAGTTCACTACTACATTGCGACTGATGAGAGATTCATTTGGTATGAAAGGAAAGCAGTCAGCACACGGATCTAAATAACTAAAGGAGGTAATTACCTATGGACAACATCGAAGAGCATATCAAGAAGGACAAAGATATCCTTCAAGATCCAACTACTAATCCACAGATGCGTCGTCATATTGAAGGCGAATTGCATGATTTGGAAGAGTATGTCGAGCACCATAAAAAAGAAATTGAAGCAGGAGATCATCACGATCCAACATACCTAGAACTATATTGTGATCAAAATCCATCAGAACCCGAATGCTTAATTTATGAGGACTGACTAATATGGATCAGGCGTTATCTCAACTAACACCAATTCATCGCATCGGACAAGATGGGTTCAATTGGTGGGTTGGACAAATTGAAGGCACTGCCTCTGATGAGGAAAATAACAAAGGCGGATATCGATATAAGGTTAGAATTGTTGGAGAGCATCCAGCAGACAAAACCATTCTCGATACTCCTGATTTGCCATGGGCAACTGTTATCATGCCTGTCAATAGTCCTTTCACGCCTGGAAATATTGCTGGTGGTGATCCACAACTTGTCCCAGGTGGTTGGGTCATCGGTTTTTATCTAGATGGTAATAAACAAACACCTATTATTATGGGGTCTATTGGACAGACCCCAGGTGCGACAACAGTTATTAAAAACGTCAGACCTGATGATCCACCATTTACGACAGGTATACGTTCTGGTCAATATGCACCAAACCCTGCTACAGATGGACAAGAGGGTGCAGAGAATAGAGAAGGTGGAGAAAGTGAAACTACCGCTAAAACAGGTGGTGGACAATCAGACGGAACTACAGATGGTGATGGTAATCTAAGGGTTCCTTTCCCAACAGGTCAAGGTGTCAAACCTAATAGAGAAGAGTGGTGTCAGTCTGTAGCAGAGAAGTGTAAGGACGTTGATGTCAAGACCCAGATGACTACCATCTTGGGTCAATTATTAGCAGATATTCAAAACAGTAATGGCAACATCGGAACGTTCTATGTTGACAAGTATACTGGTGGATTGAATAGTGCAATTTCTTCTGCCAGAACTAATATCAACAAAGCAACTCTTGTCGTTAGTGAACTTCTAGCAAAAGTCAAAGGATATATTAAACAGAAAATTTCAGAAGCAGTTGACGCGCTAGTAAAAGCACTTTTGAGACAAGATGAAACAGGTAACGCACTAACACCAGTTACGGAATTTGCTAACAACCTTCTGAAAGACCTAGGTTGTAAGATGATGGACCTGGGTGATAGATTGGCGGCATGGTTGACAAACGTCTTAATGAGTTATGTTGAACAAATCTATAAGGCAGTCATGTGTCAAGTAGATGAACTTGTTAATGGTATTATTTCAAAGATCAACCAACTTCTAACATCACTACTAGAAGATATCTTAGGTCCACTGCAAGCAATCTTAGGTGCTATTGCTGAACCACTGAATATTATTGGTGGTGCTATCAATTTCATTCTCAAACTACTAGGTATCTCTTGTTCTGGTCCAGATACAACTTGCTCTAAGTATAAGACAGTATGTACAACTGGAGAGAAAAAGAAAGACAAAGATGATAAAAATTTCCTAGACAATCTTCTTGATGATATTGACGGATTGTTTGGCGATACTCCAGCAGATTATACTCAGTATGTTTGTGATGATGCATATAAAGGTAATACATTAGAACTAACAACTGTAGGATTTACTGGTGGTATTCCTAAACCTATTACTGAAGGAAATAAGAAACCATTGATTACTTACAGCATCGATGATGTTGAAGTTACAGAAGGTGATGTTGCTACATTTACTGTGACTAGATCTGGATATCTAGATAGCGCATCTTCTGTCAAATTCAAGACATTAAAAAATCAAGGCAGCGCCACGGAAGGAACAGATTATGTTCCTGTTGACGGTATCTTAGGATTTACACCAAACGAGACTTCAAAAACATTTACTGTAAGAACACTTTATTCTTCTCAAGATGAACCTGATGAAAGTTTCTTTGTTGTATTGAGAAAAAATAGTCCTGCTCAAGACAGTGGTATAGGATCGATCTTTAGTAAGAGCATTGGTAAGTGTACAATTACCGAGCAAAAGTTAACAGAGCAGCAGGATCCATATACAATTCAACCTAAAAATCCTCTAGAACCAATTGCAGAACCAACACCAGGAGATTTAAATCAACCATCTACTCCTGGAAACCAAACACTACCAGAATCTGAACCTACTTTAATCCCTAGTTACGTCGTTAGAGCGAACAGAACTTCCTGTCCAGAAGGAGAATTTATTATCTACACTATCACAACAGAGAATGTAGAAAATGGAACTATTGTTTACTATACACTACTAGGTAATAACATTACAACAAACGATATTGTTGGAGGATCTTTGACTGGTGAGTTTGTTGTTAATAATAACGAAGCGAAAGTAACTGTTGGTATTGCTGAAGATGGTGTTGTCGAAGATGAAGAGACATTAACATTCACTCTGAATGGTAAGGGAGCATCAGTAGATGTTCTTATCATTACAAGAGATGATTTGGAAATTGGTGACTATGATGAAGGTGTAGGAGATGCACCAGAAAATCAGTTCAGTCCATTTGAACCTCCATCTGTTGACCCAAATAAAATTATTACTGATGACAATGGTGGCATCATCGAGATCCCTGTTGACAAACCAGGAGATCCATGGGCGGAACCTCCATATGTCTTCATTGGTGGCGAAGGTTTTGGTGCAGTAGGAACAGCACTATTGGATGAGAATGGTTTCTTAACAGAAATCAGAGTACAAGCAAATGGATACGGTTACAAGTTAAATCGTGCAGTTGACAATGATGTCAGATGTATTATTGATGCTTTCACAATTGCTCGTCCTGGTATAGGATACACTAGTGTTCCTGACATGTATGTCAATGGAGAATTGGGTGTTGCTGAAGCTGTTATAAATGATGATGGGTTCGTCATTGGTGCTCGCATCTTAGACAGAACCAGAACATTTGATAAGTTCCCTGCTATCGAAATTATCGGTGGTGGTGGATATGGAGCAAAACTCCTACCATCTCTAGCATGTCTGAATACAGATGCTCTAGCAACAGTCGGTGCTACTAAGATCGGCACTGGTAAGTATATTGATTGCCCATAATGACACAAAAAGCTGCTTTCCAATATCCCAATAGTATTTTCAAGCAGACAACGCCTGACGAAACTCAGCAGTTGTCTGAAAATCCTAGGTTTAGTACATGGTACAAGGGATGGTTAACTAGATCTAAAATTTATGAGAGAAAGTTACCTGATGGTATCGTTGGTGCCTTGCGTGTCGATGGTCCAGCAGACAGTTTCATGGCACTTGATAACTCTGGTAACATCAAACTAGTCACTGGAGTAAAAGATCCGAACAGAGGTCCTGGCAGCGGTCTCCTAGGCATTAAAACATTTGGACAGCAGCAATACCACCAGAATAGGTCAAACCTACAGTACAACGCTGGTGATGACGAAGAAGGGGTAGCAATTAACGTCCTTTGTTATGGCGATTATGTAGAGAAGTCTGTAGGAAGTGAAAGACATATCTCAGCAACAAAGATCCTTATTACTGCAACATCTGACTTAGTATTAGAAGGTGGTTCAGTCAGGATCCAATCAGAAAGTGAACTTGAATTAAGTGGTCAGTCTATTACTACTGCTCAGATCAATAAGAAAGACATTGTTCTTGGACAGAAGAAAACTACAGGTGCTGGTGAGAATACTACAGAACAGTTTGACCCACGTTCAACAACAGTAATCAATACTCCTGGTAGTTTGCAATCTAATATTGCTCAAGATTGGCGAGTTCTTGCAGGTGGTGCTATTAAAATGACCGCTGCAGGTGGACCTGGAGCACTTATCAAAGACAGAGTATTTGGTATGGATCTGAATACAGCAACAGATTTTTCTATTAGTGGTGCAAAATCTGGAGGAATTTACAGTGCTGGATTTATTGATGTTGCATCAACAGGAGAATTTACTCTCACTGCAACTGATACTCAAGTAACAACCGCAAACTTTACAGGAGACTTTGCTACTACAAGTCTTACCACAGCAGATCTTGACATTACTTCTGCAGCAGTCAATATTACTGGTTCTGCCGACGTTACTATCACAGGTGCAAACGTCAAACTGATCGGTGCATTAATTTATCTTAATTAAGACATAAGTAATACAAAATGTGAATGAGTGCAAACTGGCACAAGGGGGATTGATTTTCCCCTTTTTTAATGATAAATTATTCCTGTAGCAAATGGGAGGTGCCTCAATTACTCGCACCAAACACTTGACGCGCATCTGCATCATGTGCTATTCTTTTCAAGCGATCGGGACAACCCGATCCTCCATCTGTGGGTAACCACTCCACAAGTAAACTAAACAAAGGTATTAAACAAATGATCAAAACTGCTTTCGCTGCCGCCGCTGCAGCCGCTGCTTTCGCTGCTCCTGGTGCTGCCCTTGCAGGACCCTACGTTAACGTAGAGGCAAACTCTGGTTTCACTGGTAGCGATTATACTGGAACCACAACCGACGCTCACGTAGGCTGGGCAGGCGAGAATGGTGCCGTCTCTTATGGCGCTCAGATTGGTCCTTCTTTCGTCGTAACT